AAAGACAGCAAACGGCACTTCGTCTACACGCTCAAAGTCTAGCATCTTGTAGTTTGATCCACCGCAGATAAAGCGGTGCAGAACTGGAACGCCTGTGCCTTCTACGTCCAAACGCATATAGGCTTCAGTAATGGCTACGTTGCGCATTGCTGGATCGCCTGACTGATCCTCGTAGTCGTCTTGAGAGTAGCCGCGACGTTCAATGTCTTCTGCCTCAGATATGTCTGACGCGCCGTACAGGCTGTCTAGGTCATAGACTTCCTCAAATGGGTAGCCCATCTCTACAAGCTCACCTACACGAACCTCAGAGCGGTGACAGACAACGTAAGCATCTTCTAGCGTCCGAGCCTGTGAGTTTACGAAAAACTCCTCTGGCGGCACGCTCTCAATGCGCAACTTGCCCTCTGGAATGGATCGGCTGACTTTTAGCGAGTAGCTTGGCAGCTCAACTTCCATGCCCATCTGATCCATCTCAACTGTCATGGTCATTGTTTCTTCAATGACTGAGATGCCCATATCAGACAGGATATAGTCACGCTCTTCTTGGTTTAGATCAGTGTAGCTGTAAGTTTCTGTGCGGTATCGAGTGTCCCAGTAGACTTTCACGATCCCTTGCTTTTTAACCAGAGCGTCATGGAATGCATCGTTTAGAACGCGGAAGCCGTCATTCTGATTGAACACATAGTGCATATAGTCTGTCGCCTGCTCGGCAAAAGCCACATCCTCTGGGCCTTTGGGGATGAACTCAACAGGCCGAGCAGTTGACATAAATACGCGCATCAAGCTGGGTTTGACTGCGCGTACTGTATCGCGAACCTTTGTTGCTACGACGCTAGACCGTCCGTCTTCGTAGCCAATATCAACCTGACCGTCAAAGTAGCGCTGGGCTTTGATGCGGTCATGTGTGATCTCGCTTTCCACAAAATCAACAGCCTGCGCAATCGCGTCCTGAACGATCCCTTCAACTTCTGTGAAACTTTTTGCTTTAGGTTCCATTCTATTCTCCGCGAGTTGCGCCGTATGTCATTACGCCTGCTGTTGTAAGCGCATCCACGATCTGCTGCGCTCTTGTCGGGTCTTGTAGTCGCTTGGCTTCATTTAACAATATCGGCACAATTTTGTCACGCTCTGCGCCTTGCATTGTAAGCAATTCGCCAATCTCTCTGTTAAGGTTTGAGCGACGAGAGCCATATAGAACTTCGTTAATCATGCGATTGACAGGCTCATTAATAATGCCTTGGTAAGCTCTGCGTAACGGTGAGGGAGCCTGCATGCTATCAGGCTCACGAATGTCTGCTAGACTTTCACGAGCCTCCTCGCGGAATGCTGTCTGCGAACCTTTCAGAACATCGCTGCGTGTTCCAGAAAATTCTTTTTCCGCAAACAAACGCTGAATAACAGCGTCAGCGTCAGGCTTGCCAAGCAAAAGCTCTAACTTTTCGCGGTTCCATGCTTTATCAAACTGCTGCCAAGCTGACGCTGCGTCACTGCGTGATGTACCCATTAGGGCAGCTAAGTATTCACGAGCGCCTTTTTTATAAGCGTCAACCTCAACTGGCTTCATTTTCTTCAGCATGTCTGATAGGTCTTGCGGTGACATTGCAGACGTTGCCCCACCAGAGAAAGTGTTTCGACCTTCGTCCAATGCACGCTGAATTGATGAGCTTTCTGCGTAGCCTGCACGAGCTTTTGAGTAGTTAGGTATTGTGTCCAGACGCCGATCCATGTCATCTATCAGTGGCATTAGTTGGCGCACTTTGTTAGACTGCCCAGCTATTTTTGCAGATGTAATTGCATCCGACAACGCGCTTCGAGCGTTATGCAACTTCGTTGCTGAAATTTCGCCTTCTTGTCCCAAGTTTCGCAAAACTGTGTTTAATGAGCTTTTGACGTTGCTAGCTGCCTCATCTGCCATCATTACGATCCCAGAACGCAACGCACTTACATCAAACTTTTCTTCTGACGCTAGTGCGGCATCATACATTGGGCCAAGCTCTGAGGATTTACGAGCAGCCTCTGCTTGTCGAGCAGCATATGCAGCCTCTTCTGGCCCCATTGCTTCAGTGATTGTTTCTGTTACGCGCTCACCAGCACCGCCAGCACGCTCCTCAATGCGACGCCCTAAAACGTCTGCGCCTTCGCCCTGCATTGTTGCCAAGCCTTGAGCCACACTGCGAGGCGACCCTGGGATGTCGGCAATCATGCCCTCTGGGCCGAGAGACTGTAGATATTGCTGAATATCTTGCCCAGCAACCTGCGGGCGCTGAACTGCGCGACCCATACGGCGTAAGGCTGCCCCGCTGACGCCCTGTTGCCCACCACGAATAATGTCTTGAACACCGCGAGTTACACCGCCTGCAATCTGCCCAGCAACTGGGGCAACTGCACCTGCCAAGCCGCCAATAATTGGTGCAGATGGTGGAACATTTGTAACACGAGGGACAAACCCGCCTTCGCCCCTACCAAATTCAGGTAACGATGCAACTGCTGCGCCTGTGCCTGCGCTAGTTGCCATTCTGCCAACTGTGCTCATGCCTTGGGTCAGTTTAGCTACCCCACCAGCAGGCAAGACTGCGCCTGCTACGCCGCCAGACAGTTCACCTTTTGCGTACTGCTCAGGCGCTGCGACTTGCAAAGCCTCGTCAATACGACGCTGTAAGTCCCGATATTCCGCGTATTTTGCACGCGCTGCCTCAACATCTCCTGACCGCAGAAGCTCGTTTGCAGCATTGTACGCGCCACGAGCTTCGTCATATAGGTTCATAGTCACACCAGAACGAAACCCGCCATATGTAGCGGCAGTTTCTAATCTTGCTTGCTCGGCTGTCTTTCGGCTTGCTCTGGCGCGATTTAGGGCTTTCTGTTCTGCATCAGAAATGGTGCCGTTGCGCTCTAACTCTTCAAGAACCTTGATGGCTTCTAAAACTCGTGACGCCTCTGCGTATGTTGTCTCATTAGCCATCAATAATCCCCTCTTGCTTCAGGATGTCCATTGCACTGCCTCGATCTATTGGCGCAGCTTCCGATGGCCCACTAACTAGAAGCCCGCGAACACTTGCGAATGGATCAGGCAACTTCAAAATGTCAGCTTCAGCTTGAGCTATGCTGTAGTTTTCATCTGTCAGCGCTCTTGATGCAATCTGCCCGACGCGCTGGTTATGCTGAGCAATCGCCATCATACTTTGAACAATCAACTTATTGCCGCCAGGACGCGCTGCAATACTTGGCAACGATGCTTTATAGAGCGCCAAATCTGCATCAGAAATTGTACCTGAGCCTGGTGGGCGCTGCTGCGGTACAAGCTGGCTAATGATTGCTTCGGCTGCCGCTGCGGCATCGCCTCTAAAGTCACCAAGGCCAAGTGAGTTTGCGCGTGATGCTAGACCCGCCATGATGCCTGTGTCACTTTGGTCTAGTAGCTCGTCAAGAAGTTTTATACGGCCTAAGTTTATGCCTGCATCTCGCCCTGCTGAAGCCATCTCGCTAAATACCTTAGCCAATTCTTTTTGACCGACTTCAGTAAATTCTCCTTTACCGCGAACCTCTGTAATCTCAGTTTTTTGTGTTGGATAGAAACGACCCTTGCTGTCAAACTGCCCAGCTTCTGCGCCATACTTTGCAGCTTCCTCTGGTGTAGCCACTCGGAACTGCTCGGCTCCTTTGGTGCGCTGCGCTAAGACTGCACTCATCACATTGGCAGCCGACTTAGGATTGGCCTCTACTGCCGCAGCAATATCTGGATAGCCATTCTTTTTCAGCCACTGAATTGTTTTGTTGACACGAGCGCTTTGAACGCGCTGTGCGCCACGCTGCTGAATTGCACCACCTGCACGCATCTGGGGCATAATGAGCGGATCAAGTGCTGCCGCAAACTGCTCAAAACGAGATAATCCTGTTTCAGGATTGCGCTCGGATGCAAAATCTAACAAGCCTTTAATTCTACTCATTCTGCCTTGCGGCTGCGCCTGATTTGCTGCTGCCGCTGCTTTCTGCGCTGCTGTGTTTGTTCCATCCATGCTCGTACCTCCTTGCTGTCCAGCAAAATCTAGCAGCCCTTTTAGTCTTGATCCACGAAACTGCGCAATGCCGTATGCACCCATGCCGCCGCCAGCAGGGTTGTATGCATTTGGGTCTAAGTGCGCATAACTTTCGGTCATTAAGTTGCCGACAATCCCTGACGCTTGTGCAGGCGTGAAACCTTGGCCTGTGAAGTATTTATAAGCCTTTATGACATTTTGAGGCAAATCTGGAACCTCTTGGTTCATGCCTTTGAAAACCTCAAGCGCATACTGCTTACGACGATCTAAGCCATGACCGCCTGCGCGTTCATACTTTTGTTCAAACAGCTCAGCATAGTCTTGCGGTGTGATTGCACCAGCAGACTTGAAAGCGTCCATTGTCGCGCCCTCAGGCCCACGCAGCTCTTGCATCATGTAATCAAGCTGCGTTTGGAAAGGTATGTTGTAATTCACCGCCATGCTTTGCCTTACTTATACCCAATCGCCTTGCGTTTTGCGTCCATGAAAGGACGTATGATGTATTTCAATGCAGGAACCTTGCGAACAACTTTTGCGAATTTAGCGCCGTATTTGTCGTATGCGTTAAAGAACCAATCAGGTGAATGACCAACAAGCCAGTCGCGGAACTCCATCCAACGAGGATCGTCTTCGCCGTAAACTTCACGCGCTACCCAACACAGCTTTGGCAGCATCGCCATAGTTTGTAAGTAACTCAATAAGCCTGGCTGCGCTGACTGTGTAGTAGTAGACTGACTTGGAGCTTGGCCTAAAGCTGCCAGTGGCGCAGCAAGTGATGCTTGTGGCGCAGCTGAATAGCCTGCGAACTGCTGACGCGCTGCATCAATCAATGACTGCTGCAATGCCTGCTGCATTAGGCCTTGACGCTCTTGCGCCTGAGTAATTGCTTGACCTGTCTGGAACGCTTGCCGACCTAAGCCACCAAGTTGACCTGCGTAACCTGCGCGTGCAGCGCGATCACGCATTGCTGCGTCCATTGCTTGGGTATAGCCCATCTGACGTTGTTGCGCTGCAATGTCGCCTGCCATGCGTCCGTATTCGCCTGCAAGCACACCTTCAGCTACGCCCTGACGAGAACCGCCAAACGCACGCGCTGCTGTTGCCTGTGCGCCTAGCGTATTCATAGCCATCTGACGTTGACGCTCAATGTCTTGCTGCGTGCGATCAATTACCTCTTGCTGGTATGGATTGAAGTAAGCGCCGACTTGCAAGGGCGCATTCATCGCTTGCTGTGTCCCGCCGATTGCGCCTTGCAATGCGCCAGCCGCTGCTTGATTTACGTTAAACCCCGCTTGCGGTGCCATTGCGGCAGGTTGGTATGCTGCATCTTGCTGCGCAGTTGGTTGCGCGGCGACTACTGGTGCTGGTGCTGCTGCGCCCATGTTACGCTTCCTTTTTGATTAAACCGACTGCAAAGAACTGCGCAGTGCGGAGTGTGAAGTTGATTGCGCCTTTAAGTGTGCGCTTCTTACCATTTGCAAAGGCAATGTAATCGCGGAACTCTTGGTAATGTTCGTGCGCTTTGCCTTGCTCAATTTTCTTACGG